GACATTGTTTTTGGACCAAAACAAGCAGCGGCAGCTGAAACAACTACAAAGGAAGAAGGCACTCAGTGAGTTCACGCAATTGGGCAGACCTCATTAAAGACGCTGGTGATTCGGGTAATTACGAACCTCTACCAGACGGCGACTACGATCTCGTAGTCGTGGAAGCCACTGCGACAACATCGCAATCTGGCAAAACCATGTTCAAAGTAAAGGCGCAGGTTGAGGGCGGAGCCCATAACAAGCGTCTTGTATGGGACAACTTAGTTGTCTCACCAGATTCTCCAGCAGCGCTGGGAATCTTGTTTAAGAAGTTCCACGCCATGGGAATTGGTCGTGGCTACTTCGACAACAACCCAACAAATGCTCAAATCGAAGCTGCAATTCTAGGTCGACGATTCCGTGCACAGATTGGTAGTCGTCTTTATAACGGCGCTAAGAAGAACGAAATCAAGAACTATTATCCAAGTGCACAGACAGTTGCTGCAATGAATGGCGAGACAGCCGCTCCAGCACCTGTTGCATCTGCTCCAGCTCCTGCTCCAGCGCCAGCTCCTGCTGCCGCTCCAGCACCTGCTGCAGCTCCAGTCTCACCGTTCTAAGCTGGTTTTGCTAGGTTGCTACCCAACGGTTTTTGTTGGGTAGCAATTTAGTAATCCAAGATAAGGAAATTATGAAAATATTAGTAACTGGATGTACAGCATCTCAGTCATCTCTTAACGCCATAAGTCGTTATCCGACCTTTACTGGTCTTCTTCATAATGCTTTTATTGAATTAGGACATGAAGTTGTTCTTACAAAGCCACACTTTACATACACAAAAGAACATTTAAATCAATACGATGCTATTTTTGTAGGGCTAGCATCTCCATCAAACATATCAGCTCACTACGCACACGGAGCTTTTGCTTTGGCAAATAAGGCAAAGGAGATTGGGAAGCTTCGTTTAATTGTAGATATGCCAGAGCCACAAAAGATTAAAACAACTGTAAGAGATTTTTACACAGGGACAGATGATTTTTATAAAGATTTTTACTCAAAGAGACTTCAATACGACAATGCAGTAAAGCCAGAAAATAAAGAGCAAATTTCTTCTTTTATAGATTACTTACACAATAATAAGTGGGATCAAACATATGTGCCTAGTATGCCTTGGTTTTCTAAGAAAACAGTTGTTGATAGTATTCCTAATTTAGATGAAGAAAACATAGTATCTCTTTGCTTTGATAGAGTTCTAATAGATGCTTCTGAAGACAGAGTTAGCCCTGTACATAAAACTTATTGGTGCGCTGACAACCCTAAATCAGCGTGGACTAAAAAAGTATCTGCAAATTTAAATGTTCCTATTGAATCTATTAGATACAATAATTACACTAAAAAAGATGTAGTTCAAGAAAAAATGCAAAGATCTATCGGTACTTTAATAAGTACCTATCAAGGTGGAGATCCTTGGTGGTCTGTTGCAATCTCACAATCACTTGTAGCAGGTGTTCCTGTTGTTACTGAATGGCGTCATACCGCCGAGCTAGGAGCAGAATGGGCGTATTTACCTTCGACAGTAGAGGAAATGAGTCCAGAGGAAAGAATGCTAATGGCTCAAGCACAGAAAGATTTTTACAGAGAGGCAGTGCCTTCATACGCGGACTCTCTGGAAAAAACAGCGAGAGCTCTGGACAACCAGAGCCAGTTGTCGTTAGTCTAGGCAAAACTGTACGAAAGGACAGCGAGATGGCAAAAGTAAATATGCCGTGGGTCAAAGAACAATTGACCAACAACCGCACTAAAAGGGTTGTTGGCGATCATGTTATTGCCCTACTAGAAAAGTGGGAGGATCTAAAAAACACGGATCCAGACCCAGTTAAGAATGAAGCAAACCTAAGTCAGATTGTTGAACTGTTTGGCAAACTAGCTTTAGGGCATGCAATCATTGCAGAAAACAAAAATGAACGATGGGTGCCAGCGCAATCTGGTCAGATCGTTGTTGCTGATGAAGTCAGAGTCAAGTGGAATGCATTTGATGGCGACATGGGTAAACTACATAATGGACGTCGTGGCAAAGTAGTAAGTATTCGCTACGGAGACATTATTGTAAAAACAACTGATGGCAAAGAGCCTGTACTTGAGGGCTACCACTACACGCCTCAGCAGCTTGAGAAACGAGTTCCATAGTGAACTCAGCAGTTTTTAAGTTTAGAGTTGATGGTAGTGATTATCAAAACATACAAGAAAAAGCTAAAAAAGAACTATGTAATTTTATAGAAGTAGATCTTGAAGAGCTTAGCAAGTATGTTAGCTATGAATTAGAAATAGAACCAAACACAAAAACAACTAGTACCTACTCATATACCGCTTTAGTGACTGCGAGGTTGAAAAATGTCTGACAATATAAATAGCACAGTTCCCCCTGTTAATGAATATATGAAACAGACTTCTGATACCCCGCATCGAGTAGAGGCGCTTCGTGAAGCTGCTCGAATTACTACACAGGATAGAAACGCTAATTATGGCGGACCAGAGGAAAACTTTACAAGAACTGCAAAAATCTGGTCTGTAATTCTTGGACAAGAGATTACAAATGAGCAGGTTGCAATGATGATGGTTGGTTTAAAGATGGCACGCTTTGCTCATGGATCTGGCTTCCAACCAGACACTTGGATAGATATTGCTGGCTACGCAGGATGCGGATATGAAGTAGGAAAAATAGAGTCAGAAAAACTTAAATAGTTTCTTGGAGGGGAACATGTCAGAGCTTGTACCACCATGGATGTATAAACAACCTCTCTGCGCTGAAATAGGCGCAGAGCTGTTTTATATTGAAGATAAAGATGAAGAAGTTGTAGGACAAAGACTTAATGGATATATAGAAGCCAAGAAAATTTGTTCCAAATGTGTCCACATATCTGAGTGTGGCGAATGGGCTATAAAGAATGAAAAGCATGGTTTTTGGGGTGGATACTCTCCAGAAGAAAGAAAGCAAATGCGAGGTAAGCTAAATATAATACTTACAGAAGATATCTCCTTTGCTTCATAAGAGTAGAATATTGTCTTAACTTACTGAAAGTTGGATACATGGCTGCTGAACCAGTTATTAATCCTTTTCCTATTTGCGAAGCTTGCTGGATGGGTGAGCATGCAAAATGGGAGCCTGAGAGTATGGATAAGAGTGGACGCATATTAATGCGTCTAAAGGGCGTAGAGGTCCCTAACAAAGTCAACAATGGTGCGGTAGAGGTATGCGCTATGTGCGGCTCAATAACAATAGCTGGAATTTATGAATTAAAACTAACCAGTGAAGTGTATTTTTCAGAGCAGCGGGATCCTGATTTTGAAGTTAATATTAATCCTGATGAAGACTTTAATTAGGAGTAATAAGTGAAAGACTCTAGACCAGGCGACTTTCTTTGGGAAGAATGGGAAGGTTCTGGGTACGACGCTCAGGTAGATTGTTCAGTTATCTATTACACCTTTGATCATATAGATTTAGAAAATGATTTAGTAAGAAGAGCTTTAGCCTCAGCGTTACAAAGAGATGGGGTAGCTATTTCTTTAGGAGACGGATATAACTTAATAGATAAATGCTTTCCTAATTATGGCTGGACTGGAATAATAGAAGATGAAGAAGATTATGTAGTTTGTGATGAATTAGGTGAAACAGAGTATGGAGAGTTTGTAGATTCCGTCCTTCCTGCAACTTGGATAGAAATATAATTTTTAATAAATATAGTGTTATAGACGATATTTTTATAGTTTATAGTCTAATATAGTAGTATGTGGAAACCAGCAGAAAATCTTAATTGGCAGTCAGAAGCCACCTGTGCAAAGCCTTCTAATAGGTACGCCTTAGATTGGTTCTTTTCTAAAGACTTTAAAGAAAAATATGCAGCTAAAAACATGTGCTTTACATGTCCAGTTAGATCAGAGTGCTTGCAATGGGCGCTAGAGCATCGGCAAATTTGGGGAATTTGGGGTGGAAAAGATGAAGTTGATATTCGCAGAACACTATCTGTTTCTTATAACGGAGAAGAGACAAGACGCCGTAGATTCCCAAACTGCCCTTATTGCACAGCTAGGCCATCTAAGCTTGAAACATCTATAGAAGAACTACCTAATGGTGGTCGTTGGACAACAGCAAAGGTTGTTACTTGCACAGAATGTGGTTTTGCTTGGAGAAGCCGTACTAGCGCAAATGCTGTAGAAGCTTACAAACAAGAAAAGTCAGAAATAAAAAAGACTAAAAAGAAGAAAAAACCTTCTAACTAGTTTTTTCGTCTACAACAGCTTTGGCACACCAATTGTAGTTTTCTTTTAATCTTTCATTGCTTGGGTCTTTAGCAAAAGCTTCTTCAGCGTGTTCTAAAGCTTCACTAAATTTACCTAATCTATAGCAAGCTATAGAAGCATAATCATGTGGAGCTGCTCCCCAAGCCTCTGCTTCACAAAGATACTCTAGAGGTTTTTCTTTTATTTCTATAGCTTCTTTAGCATAATATAAAGAATTTTCCCACTCTTGCCTTGTGTAGTAATACTTAGCAAGATCGACTAAAGCTTCTCTTCTTCCAGGCGCTTGCTCTACAGCTTTTTTAAACCAAATATCTGATTCACTTGGAAGAGATTTTCCAATAAATCTCATGGCTGCCGCTCTTTCTGGTGCCCAAGTTGCAGTAGGAAGGTCTAAATATCTTTTTAATTCTTTTGCTGCTTCTTCATTTTTTCCATAAAAATGTAGCTCTCTTCCATAGTAAAAAGCATTTCTATCGTTATATGGATCTTCTTTAACAGACATAGCTAACAAAGGCAGATATTGAGACCTACTTTTTGTTGGATCTGGATGATGATGAGTTTCAATTTCATCGATCCATCCTTCTATTTGATCTCTTCCATAAACATATAAACATTCATGTACTGGGTGCTTCCAACGATAGTTTTTGCGAGAGTGAATATGGTCGTAACTAAACTCTAATCCAGGACTTCCATCATCATTCCAAGACCAAACATGCTTGTATCTAGGACGAGTAATTCCTTGCTCCCATGCTTTTTGAAGAGGCTCTCTCCAGTTAGGAGTTATTACTTCATCCATATCAAGAGAAATACACATATCAATATCTAGTGGAAGTGCAGCTAAAGCAGCATTTCTTGCGTCGTCAAATCTCCAAGGAGATACTCTAATCTCTACAACATTAATACCGAGCTCTTTTGCTTTTTCTATTGTCCCATCAGTTGAACCAGTGTCTGCAATAAGTAAGTAGTCTGCATCTTTAGCAGAGTTGTACCATTTTTCTACAAACTGAAGTTCGTTTAAAGCTATAGTGTAGATAGCAACCTTCATTGTTTTCCCCTCTTTGTCGCTCATATCCTAGCGTACCTTTCTATACCAAGCTTGGTAATCTTTAAACATAATATCTATTCTATCTTGATACACATGAAAAAAACTATCTATCGCAGCTTTAGGTTCTTTTAAAGGCCCTAAATTAGCTGACCATCTGTAGTCATCAAAAGCCACAATGCCGTTTATAGACAGGCATTCGTAAGAATTTATTGCATCTTTTAAAACTCCGTAAGAAGTGTGGTCACCGTCTATATAGATAAAATCAAATACTTCCTCGTTAGTTTTAAAAAATTCGTCGCTAGTTCCTTTAAATTTTTTTATTTTACCTAATTCTTTATATTCTTTAGTTTTTTCATCATATATATTTTCTACAGATTTCCAATCCATACTTTTATGTAGTGGCTCATCTGATCCTTCCCATGTATCTACATCTACTAAAAAAGATTTTTCGTGGGTATTTGTTATATTTTTACTAATCCACTCTGAAGCATCTCCTGAATAAGCACCTATTTGAAGAATTTTTGTTTCTTTATTGATAAACCTTGGAAGATAAAAAGAAAAGTTTTTTATTGCATCATTTATAAACCAATTTGGTATTTCCGTCATTAGTCTCTCCTAATATAATAACTAGTAAGGTGTCGTACCGCTAATACTAGCGTTTATTTCTCCTCCCCAAAAGGCTCCTAGGGAGTTTCCATCAAAATAATCATTCAAAGTAGAAGATTTTTCAAACAATACATTGTCTATATATAAAATATCTCCTGCAGATGGTGCTGTAGTGGTTCTATCAATTGTCAGGGTTACGGCAGCAATGCCTGGATCTGTAAGTGTAGGGGCAAAAGATAGTCTAGTCCACTCTGAATCTGGCTGCACTTCTACAGCTGTCGATGCTGGGTTTGCAATAGTGCTGCCCCCACTTACTGCGGTAAAAGTTCTAGTTCTTAGTCTGTAACTAGCAACTGCGTTGTCTGGACCTGTTTTTATGTAAAGACTAAACCTATAAGACTGACTTGGTGTTATGGGGATTCTATTAGAACCTCCGTAAACAGCTCCAGTAAATGAAGCAGTGTCTAGGGTAACTTTTAAAGAGCTAGTTCCAGAAAAAAATTCTTCTGAAGTTTTTTCTATAGAAACCCCAGCTCCGTTTTGATTCCAGTACAAAGTTGATGTTTCAAAATTTGGATTAGCGCATAAATTTATACGATATCCAAGCTCGACAGCATTAGCTGGGTTTTTTAGCCCGCTAGCAGCGCTCATCATTCCAGCGGTAATAGGCATTAGCTAAGCGCCAAATCTCCAGCAAGAACCCACTCATTAGTAGCTATTTTTACAAGGACAGCAGTTGAGTATTGAGTTCTAAGTTTTGATGTAGGTGTTGATCTTACAGTAACTCCTGTATCACCAGTAACTGTTACTTGACCAGCTCCATACTGAATTATGTTTACTTGCTGACCTACACCAAAAGATTGTGCGGATTCGGTTGGTATAGTTAAAGTTAAACCAGTAGATTTTGTAAGTTTTATTAACTTACCTGCGTCGGAAACAATTACAGTGTAGCTATCTGTTTCTTCCTTAACAGTTTGAGAGCTTGACCAATCACCTTGTGGTCCAGTTGGGCCTGTAACAGTAGATGCAGCACCTGTTGGGCCAGCAGGACCTGTATCACCAGCAGGACCTGTAGGTCCACTAGCACCTGTTGGGCCAGCAGGACCTGTTGCACCAGTAGCACCTGTAGGTCCACTCGGTCCATTTATTGGACCTAAATTATCCCAGTTAGATCCATCCCAGAAATAAAGATCTCCAGTGTCCAATGATATGTAAGTGTCTTCTGTAGTAGCACCTGTTGGGAGTGCACCAGTATTGGCAACGCTTCCTAAAAGATTAACATTTGTTGTAGCTGGCCCCGTTGGGCCAGTTCCGCCAGTAGCTCCTGTGGCACCTGTTGCCCCTGCAGCACCAGTAGGTCCAGTTACAGTTGATGCAGGACCTGTTGGTCCAGTTTCTCCAGCAT